ATCAATTGCTTCTAAAATTTTATCTACATCTTTTTGTAGTCTATCTATATTTACTGCGTTATGTCTTGATTCTTTAATTTCTAACTGGATATACTCGACGTCACCCAGCAAACTTTCGATCAACAAAAATTGTTCAGAATCGGCCGGAAGCGATCCTAATTCACCCCGAGGCCATTTTATTGAAAACTCAACTGCTTGATCTAAATCTTTTTTCATCAAAACATTATCATTCTCTATTGAGGTGATACGTTCAATAACCCCAAAATATGCCCATACACCTACTGCAACCGCCGCCAAAATTGAAAGGAGGTTTCTCATAGGCATACTTATTGCCGTGTTATCTGATACTCTCATTGTTTACTCATTATGTTTTGTACTCCCCCAAACAATCTTATACTTTATTTTTCCGCCGTCGTCACCTGTTGTATGGTCTGTAGATTCTGTGAGTTCTATTGACTGTCTAGCCCCATTTTCACATCCAACTAAAAGTACCAAGACTAACATTAGGCCAATTACCACAGCCTGAACTATTTTCTCAGTTGTTTGATTTCTTTTTCTTGCGTTTCTTCTTCTTTGAAAAAGCTTTAAAGTCCTGAATTTCATTTTCAACCCCCGATACCTTTTCTTTAAGAACTGCAACATCTGACTTAAGTCCGACCGTAGTCGTGAGACTCCACCCGGAGAGGGCGATGAGAATAGCCAGGAGTGCAGTAATAATTTTATCATGCATACTAGTTACAATTATCTTTGCTCAAGTCTATTGGTACTTCACCATCAGTAATCCAAAACCAAGATGAAAGTTTAGTTCCTTCTTGTGTGTAAGTACATTTTTGACCAACTGTACACGCACTTAAAATAAATAATATTACCAGTATTAAAAATAGTTTATTCATTTATTGACAACTTTCACATTCATTTGTTTCATCTACTACCACACCTTCAGATTTTTTGCAATCACAATTTTTACAAGTGCAGGCGCCATATACATCCCCATGCTCCTGTTTATCGCAGTGACAATCACAATTACAATCTTTGCATTTAGTCATTTAATAGCTTCCCTACACTCTGGACAAGATTTTTTATACCATAAATGTGTACCGCAGTGGTCTATTTTGACAGGAGCTACTTCTTCTTTTAAAACAAGAGCTACTTCTTCTGCGTCTTCTTTTTTAGTGAAGAGTTTTTCCCATATAGATTTAATCCATTTAATCATTTTTCTTTTCCTCAATGTTATAGAAGAACCTATCGGTATCTTCCGTTTTCCATTTCCCTGTGTCCTCTACATTCCACTCAGAAGTTTGAACCTTCCAATCTGGTACTTCGTCTTTTACGGTGAACGAAGGTATATCCCAAAGGATTCGATTGTTAGGTTGCGCTGCATAATTGCCGTCATCTAACGCTATTATGTGGGCGCACTTATGTTCATGCGGTACTTCAGAATGATCTGTATCTACTATATTACTCTCTGGGTGGGCCCAGTCAACAGTAAAGAGATATGCCCCGGGGTGAGTTTTCTTATCTTTTCCAAAAAACTTTCCGGATTGTCCGTCTAGGATATCATAAACACAAACGCTAGGATAGTAACTAAAGCAATTCCATAGCTCCAGCTCATCAAGTCGCATCCTAGGAACTTCCTTGACGTTAAAACCTCTTTGTATAAACGCTGAAATAGGGAGCCTATAGAATACAGCACCGTTTTCCATAATTGCATGAAAGAGTACAGGACGCCCTGTAATCGATGATAGGCCAAATATAATGCAGTCTTCCACTTCTCCATGATGTTCTTTAAGATCATAGAGATATTCTCTCTTGATCTGTGAATAAAGCACAGGAATGTTTGCATTTAAATAAGCCATCGGTCATATAGTTTCTAGTTTACTAAAAAATATATAGCAATAACTACTACCACTACAGCAATAGATATCTTCGGATTAGCTTGTGCTAATGCCCATACTTGTTTTATTTTTTCCATGTTTTTCTCCTTGGTTATGTTATTGTACCCCAATTTAGCCCAGATTCATAGTCTACTTTATTAGGAATTTCAAGAGAAACGGCTTGTTCCATCATCTCTTTTATCTCTTCTGCATGGGCCGGACTAGCCACAGATATATCTAGTTCATCGTGTACTTGTATATGTGGTATTACCCCTAAATTAGAATGTAATTCAATCATCGCTTTTTTTGTCATGTCAGCTGCGCTTCCTTGAATTAATTTATTTAAAGCTTTGTAAGTATAAGCACGTTTAATCCCTGGTCCGTGTTCCGCGAGCGCTTGTTCGTGAGGCAACGCTTTATGAATCCCGAATTGATTTGGTTCCCATAATGGAAACCTACACAATCTCCCAAGTAGTGTTCTAATTTTTCCAGAACTTTGAGCACGTTGCATTACCGCATTCATAAGTTGTCTAACAAAAGGAACTTGATTGTGATATTGTTTAAATAAATCTTCGGCAGATTCTTTATTAATTCCTAGTTCAGCTTGTAATTTATTTTTTCCCATGCCATAGAACAGACCAAGGTTTATAGTCTTGGCCTGTGTTCTAGGTATATCTGCCATCTCGGATACAATGCTGTGAAAATCTGCTTCTCCTTTTTTATAAGAGTTTAATACTTCATCAATTCCCATAAGATTCTGGAGTGTTGCATAATGTACTACAAGTCTTGGTTCTTGTTGATTATAATCAAAACAACCCCAAGTATGTTTTTCTTCTGGTAAGAATAGTGATCTAATAGCTGGTCCGAGCTCCTTGTTCCGTGCTGGAATCTGCTGTAAATTTGGGTTTGAATAACTGAATCTTCCGGTTACCGTTCCCCCATTATCTCCTCTAAGTTGGTTTATTTCTGCATGAATACGACCCTTGTAAGAATGTTTGAGTATGGTATCAATAAATGTGGTATGGGCTTTGTTTATTTCACGAGCCCGGGTTATTAATTTCACCAGTGGGTGGGGGTGATTTTGAAGGAAATTTTTTGTAAATGAAGGAGAACCAGTCTTTTCAGTCCGGTCAAAAGGTAGGTGAAGTTTATCAAAAACTTTGGCAATCGATCTTGCTGCCCATATTTGGACATCTATTCCTGTTTCTTTTTTTACTTGGTGTAATGCTTGCTCTTCTTTTCCAACTAATTTGGTTTTTAATTTATGAGCGTTTTCACTATCTACTCGGACTCCTAAAAAACGCATGTCAACCAGACAAGGAAAAAGATTAGTTTCTAAGTCAAAAATAGATCCTAGATCTTGATGAGCAATTTCTTTTTTTAATTCTTGCCAGAGGTCTAGTGTTATTTCTGCGTCTTTTTCCGCGTAGGTTCCCACATATAGGGCTGGCAATTTATACATTTCAGCTTTAGCATCGACCCCCCAACTCTTCGCAGCTTCATATAATTCTGTTTCATTCTTTCCTTTTCCAGTATATCTTTTAGCACAGTTGTTTAAGTCATATCTCATTTGATTTTCATCTACTAAAGCTGATGCAATCATCGTATCTATAATTTTTCCTTCAATACTTAATCCTAAAGATTTAATCCAACACACATCATACATTGCATTATGAAATATTTTATCTGAACTAGTATTTAAAACATCTTGAAACCACTTTAAAACTAGTCTTCGATCCATATTACCACCACCTTCATGAGCAATAGGATAATAGCCACACCAATCTTTAACAGCAACTGCTATACCCACTACTTCTCCATTCTTAATAATGGAACCTGATCCCATTTTAACTAGGCCTGGATCCTTTGTTTCTAAATCAATTGCAATTTCATCATACTTAGATAAATTTGGAAACTCTGTAGGTGGTGTCCATTCTGTTTGTGGTTTAAAAAGTGGTATTTGCATCATTTATTTTTCCATTTGTTATATCCTTTAATCCATTCGTTGGATTTCCGTTCTTTAATACTATTTTGTAAGTCATCACTAAAAGAATCAATAGGGCTTGTAAGCCTTTCCTTTTCCTTTCGTTCTTTAGTCTGCCTTCTTGATTCTTTATAAGATTCTTCTAATTCTTTTTTCTCTTTCTCAGCTTCTTCTAAAAAATCTTTAATAGGTTCTAATTCATCTTGTAGTTTTTCTGACACTGTTTTTTCCTTTTCTGGATAATCTCTATCTATAGCCATCTGACAGTAATGAATTGCTTTTTCCAAATCTTGCTTTTGTCCTTTCTGCTTGTGTCTGCACAAATATTTTATAGCATTCCCTTCTGCAAAGGGCAAATTATTTTTATTTATAAACTCTGATGGCTGGATCATCATTGATTGATAATGAGATCCTCCTACTTGTTTTTTATATACCTCACTCATATTCTAAATGCCTTATAAATATCTTTGGGTTCTACTATGTGTAAATGTTCTTTAGTTCTTGTTGCTCCTACATAAAATAAACGATTAACATCATCAGGAACTCTTTCATATTCTCTTAAAGTTTGTCTACTTAAATCAGTTAATAAGACTACATTATCTGCTTCTCCCCCTTTTACTCCATGAATGGTAGATAATAATATTCTAGGTTTTTTATTAAGTTGTTCTCCATTTTGTCTCATTTTTCTAATATAACTTACCTTCTTAGAAGGTGCATTATTAAATGCGTCATACCATACACTATTTATTTTAAGTCCATATTTATTTTTACATTCTTCTAGAGAATAAAAATTTTCTTTATTTAAAAGTACTAAAGATTTTTTATCTACATGAGATTCATTCATATAACTGTAGATTCTTTTTATTCGAGGATGATCTAAAGTTTCACCTTTCCTCCAGGATTCCCAATCAGTAATAGCTTCATATAAATCTTGTTCATATGATTTTTTAAATTTATTTTTATAATATAATCCATTTTGATAAATAGTATTTTCGAGATCGTTGAGCATAGAACGAGTTCTAGCAAGTACCAGCCAATCTCCTTTAGACATATCAATGTGGCTAAAATCAGAATAATTAGATAATTTTCCTTCAACAGTTCTAGGTCGCCAATCTTTTGGAATTCTATTACCTACTTTATTTATAATTTTCATTGCAAATTCATGAACTTTAGCGGGAATTCTATAGGATTGAGTTAATTTAATAAATTCTCCGCCCAATGTTATAAAACTATTAACATCTGCACCGGCCCATTTAAAGATAGCTTGGTCATCATCTCCTGCAATATAATTATCTGTTGATTTATTCCACAGGGTTTTAGCCATATCCCATTGCATTAAGGATAAATCTTGTGCTTCATCAATAAATACTACATCAAATTTAGGACAAGTATCAGATTTAGTAAAATCTAAAATCATGTCATTAAAATCTATTAAGTTATATTCTTTTTTATATCTCTCTAATTCATTTGAGATAATCATCAGTTTATCGAATTCTACATCCTGGGTATGCTCTTTAAGATCATATTGTCTTTCTAAAGAAATATTTCTTAATTTTGATAATTGAATAATTCTTAAGTAATCACTTTTAGTAGAAAAAATTCCATTCATATCGCTTTCATTATCTTCATAATCGACAGGGAATGCTAATTTTTTCCCCAAATCTTCATAGTGTCTTCTTTGCATTACATTATCTTTTTGTATTCCTAATCTTCTAAAAGCTAGTGAATGAAGTGTTCTGAAATAAGGAAGATCATCTTCGGTTAAATTAAATTTTTCCATTGCTCTATCTCTCGCCTCATACGC